CGGGAACAACAGCAGAAGATGGCGGAAGTGGTATAGTAATAATCAGATGGACCGTGACCAATAGTGATAATTATATGTTATTGCTTGATCACACTGAGTCAAGTGTATCAGCGCCTACAACAGAAGTTACATATCAATTATTAGAATTAGAAGCACCAAAGTCATGCAGATATTTTACATTGGTTGTACAATCAACATATGAATCACCGATGACTAATACAAAAATATCAGAAATGGAATTATACGGTTATGAACAACGTCCATTCAATCTCACAAAATTTCCCAGATATCCTATGGATGCAGATAGTTTCGATTATCCCGACGGATCCGGTATCACAGTAAAATGCACAGGTTCGTCTATTTATGATCATCATTATTATGAATATCATAGAGCATTTGATAATATATCAAATGAAGAAAATGGATGGTCATCTGGAAACTATACATATGATCCTCTAGATGGTTTATATAAAGCACCAGTAGCACCAGCAGTATCAGCATTTATGGGAATTAGTGGCGAATGGATAATGATTGATTTAGGGGAACAAATAGTCTTGAACAATATCAAAATTTATCCAAGAAGTAACGGATATCGTTGTCCCAAAACTTTCAAAATATATGCATCAAACGATAACGTTGATTATAATAACGCAAATAGTGCAGCAGATTCTCAAGTTACTGGTGGCAATTGGACAAAAATATACGATGGCAATAATACAACAGATGGTTCTCAAACAACACCATTTATATATATTATTTCACATCACGAGTCATATAGATATTATGCAATGGTTGTATCAGAAATATTTCAAGATACTTCTTCAACACTTGTTGAATTCAGAGAATTGGAATTTTGGGGTCATTTACAAGAGTATACTACAGATATATCAAATAAAAGTTGGAAGGTATCACAATCTACTTCGGGTAATGATTTGGTCTTTTCAACATCCCATGATAATGGAAATAGTCTGATACCTCGCTCTGCTATTTCTGCAACAAGGGATGGGAGTTACACAAATTTCACAGGTATACATCATTGCAAAGCAGAAAAAGAAGAATTATATGACGACAAATACATAGGAATGATTGTATCATCTACTAAAAAATATCAAAAACTTAATTCCGTTTTCGATAAAGCAAATATACAACGAAACATGGATAAGTCGGATTGGGATTGTCTTCCCGTAGTTGCACTGACTTCAAAAGAAAACGATAAAGAGGCATTTGGTATAATAACAAAAATAGAGGACATTGATTCGACTCAAAGAGAAATACAAACAGGTTTTATGAAACATTATTATGACAAAGAGAGTTTTGACAGACGTCTTCATATTGCGGGAGTTGGCGAAGGAGGAATATGGGTATGTGATTGTAACGGCAACATAGAATCCGGAGATTATATATCATCTAGTGCAATTGGTGGATATGGAATGAAACAGTCCGACGATGTACAACACAATTACACGGTAGCAAAAGCAACAATGAATTGCGATTTTAATCCAAAAATTCTTCCAGTAAAAGTCATTGCGACATCAAATATAGCAATCGACATTATTGATAAATCAGATTTAGATTTAACGTCAAATATCGCGACATCAACATCAAACATAGTACCTATCGAACCCGAACCAATGTTTTTCGAACGTATTTATTTGAGAGACGATGCCGGAAACTACACTTATGAAGAATTAATTGACGAAAACGGAGAAATAGTATATGAAGCAGAATACGAAATTCGATACATAAATTCAGAGAACAATTTCATAAATGAACTGGAGTATGCTTCGGATGTAGAAAGTTGTCACAAAGTTGCTTTTATTGGATGTTCTTATCATTGTTCTTAATATTATAATATGTCATCATTAAATAGCAATATCAATAAATATGTTTGTTACAAATATATATGATTTGTTTTCCTATACAACGGACGTAACTTCAAATAATCTTGAAAAAATCAAACCATTGTATGATTTAAAACAACCCAAAATAACAGGGGCAGCATCGAGTTTAGTATCAGACGATACAACGCTTTCAGCAAATTTATGTATGTATACCAATAATAGTGGAAAACTCACAGTGGGTTATGCAGAATTAAATGTCGGTTCTAGTAAACTTGCACATCTGGATGGTTTGGATAAACCCATCGTCGAAAGTATTGAAAATATTGAAAAATATTTGGATAAAACAGAAATAGAATCACAGCGCCTAATTGATGATGTATTGATAAATGTTTCGCAGAATGTGAGTAATTTTACAACTCAAATGATCGAATCTACATCGAAAAGTTTATCCTCGTCTGTAGATACATATTTTGTTAAAACTATGGATGAATTAACTATAGCAGATAAAAACAAATTTTTAATAAACAACGAATATGGGGGAGATTTGAAAATAAAAGGATCATTAACAACAAGCAATCTTCTTGTAGAAGGAGGTACATTTGAAATAAAAACAGATGTGTATAAAACAAATCAAATGGAAATAGTTTCGTCAGTTAGTTCGACAGATCCCTGTCTGAATATTGAAGCAATAGATAGTATTACAAATATATTAGAACTTAAATCCATATGGAATAGAAATGCAGTTACTATGTCGTCAACAGGTCGAATGGGCATTAATATATCAACTCCTGTATATTCTTTAGATGTTGATGGTAAAATTAATATCGATACCGGATTTCATTTCAAAAAAGGAAACAATGACCTATCTTTTCAAGACTTGGATCTTCCTGCAGAATTTACTCCATCTTCTCACGGACACACTATAGGCGAAATAGCTGGTCTCCAAACTGCACTCGATAACAAACAAAACAATATTGATGGATTTAACTGGGATACGGCAGGAACATTAAATATAAGCAAGGATTTGAATTTAGGAGATGGATATACATTCAAAATTAACGATGTAGACATTTCTTCTGCATCTTCTGCATCTTCTGCATCTTCCACAAGAAACCCTGTAAATGTCACACCATATAATATCAATGTTAACAATCCAAATTATCCATACAACAAAGGAATATTTTTAAACGAAGGGAGTGTAACTACCTATTCTGGGAATGTGGAATCTGCCCACAATGTTGAAAGCAAAAATGTAACAATTAAAAACGGGATAAATATAGGAAACGATAACGATAAATGGAGAATTTATACAAATTTAGACAATGATTTAGTTTTCGAAAACACATCCGATGGTGGTATATCATGGGATACTCGAGCACTAATGAGTGGTTCTGCAAATTATGATTCTTCAGTATATACAAATTTTACAGGAGTTCATCATTGTCGTGCGGCAACAAAAGACATATATGACAATAAATACACCGGATATATTGTTTCTGCGTCCGAACAACAGTTTGCAGGAATGAATTCAATTTATAGCCCAACCAATATCGGGAAACATTTTGATACAAATTCGTGGGATTTCTTGCCGGTTGTTGCACTGTCTTCAAAAGTATGTGACAAATCAGTCTTTGGTGTAATAGCAAAAGTTGAAGGAAACGACAAACAGGAAAGGAATGAACTTAGTGGAAATTTCGTGTTTCCTATTGAGAAAAAAGAGTACGATAGAAGATTGCATATTGCAGGTAGCGGAGAAGGCGGAATATGGGTATGTGATTTTAATGGAATTCTCGAATCTGGCGATTTTATAACAACCAGTCCAATTGCAGGCATAGGAATGAAACAGGATAATGATATTGTATGTAATTACACTGTTGGAAAAATAACGATGGATTGTGATTTTGAACCAAATTCAATATTCACATCAAATTTTGACTCAGTCTCTACATCAAATTCAGTAGGTATCGTTGAAACCAAAGAGTACGATTTGAAATATTTAGATTCATATGGTACAATAATAGATAAGAATGTATATTCTGATTTGCAAAGTAGCAATATACCTGTATATAAAATGGCATTTGTAGGTTGTTCATACAACTGTTCATAAACACATTACAAAATATATTTGTTTTTATAAAATATGAGAGAACATCTTGATAAATATTATACGAAATCCGAGTTTGCTTCAAAATGCTGTCAGGTTTTTGCAAATAAAATTGACATTGATTTCGAGAACGATATGATTGTTGAACCCAGTGCCGGAGACGGGTCATTTATTCCATCAATCAAAAAGTTATGTAAAAACTCAGTATTTTTTGATATAGATCCAGAACACAAAGATATTAAAAAAAAGGATTTCTTAAAGACAACAAAAAAGGATATATGTGAAAAGAAGAATATTAATAAAATTCATGTCATTGGTAATCCTCCATTTGGATTCAAATCGTCAAATGCAATTGCATTTATCAAACATGTATGTACATTTTGTGATACATTTTGTTTCATTTTGCCAAAAAGTTTCAAAAAATCAAGCATGAAAAAATCAATTCCTCTAAATTTTCATATGATTCATTCGTTTGATTTGCCTCAGGATGCCTTTCGAATTTCTAATAATTCGTATAATGTCAATTGTGTTTGCCAAATTTGGAAAAAACGAAAGACCTTGAGAAAAACATTACCAAGACAGATACCAATTAATTATTCTTTTACAAAGAATCCAATAAATGCTGATATAGCAATACGGCGCGTAGGATATTATACTGGTTGTATTTATAAATCTGATTTAGAAAACAAAAATAAAAATTCCCACTATTTTGTGAAACTCAATAACGAACCCAACTTATATTCCTTATCTCGCATTGATTTGAAATCAAATAATGACGTTACAGGACCAAAAAGTATTTCTAAACAAGACATTATTGTATCTTTGAACAAAGTGGTGAAGAAGATTATTCTAACAACATAACACCACCGTGTATAATATTCTATATATAAAATGATTATTATTCATAAGATAAATATGGAAAATAAGATTAACTTCAAAAGTGGAATAATCAAAGTTCAAAAACAATTGCATGAAAATTCCTTGCAAAAGTCCTCATTAAATATTATTAATGATATGATATTCAAATTAGGAGAAAAAATAATAAGAACAGCAGTTCGTTTAGGAAAATTTGGAAATAAAAAAACAATAGGACACCAAGAAATAAAAATTGCTTCTATATTATTGATACCTGGAGAATTAGGTAAACATGCTTTAAGTGAAGGTAATAAATATATATTAAAAGATAATTGGAAGAAATTACAATTTAAATTAGGCAAATCTAGAAAACTTATCGAACTCAACATTTTAAAAAATAATTTGATAGGACAACGTGGAATAATATATTTGTCAGCAGTATTAGAATACATAGCAGCAGAGATAATAGAGTTGGGTGGGCGTGCTGCTCGGGATAATAATTTTATCCAAATAAAACCACGGCATGTTATGTTAGCAATTAGAAATGACGAAGAATTGAATAAATTGTTGAAAGGATATATTTTGGGTTCTGGTGTATTTCCAAACATTAATGATGCATTGTGTAACAATCGTCAAAAAGGAGGGAAAATTATGAAAAAGGTACAACAGGACGGAAAGGTACTGCAGAAAAATAAAACGAATATTAAAGATCCGGCATTTAGAAAATTATTATACAAGGCGGGTGTGAAATATACATCAAAATCAGTATATGAAGAAAGTAGAAAAAGTCTACAAGATATTTTAGAAAATATACTTAGAATAGTATTTCAGCATGTAAATTACGAAGGACGAAAAACAGTCATGTACAAAGACGGAATCGAAGCATTAAAAATATTGAATATAAGTATTTTCAATTCAAGAGGATATCCTGGAAAACTATTTTCATGCAAAGGATCTGATAAAATCAAAGATTTACCAAAAACAAAAATAAGGAGAAAACCAAGCAACAATTTGTTGAGACTTATCAGAAAATACCAGAATACACACTGTACATTGTTACCACATGCTCCTATTAAGAGATTAATAAAGCAAATCGGTCAAGATATAGGGGATGTTAAATATGAAACAGATTTTATTTGGTTATTACAAGCAGTATGTGAAGAATACCTAATTTCTTTATATAGAAGTTCATTATTGATAACATTACATTGTGAAAGAAAAACATTGACACCAAAGGATATTTTATTGGTGCAAGAAATAAGGAGTGAAATGTAGATGATTTCATTTCTGATAAATGTGTTCTCACAATTAATTTTTACAGTGATTCATAATTTCTTTTAGTTTTTCTTCATGTTTACCTCCATAAAACATTGTCCCTATTTCAGACCAAAACTGTTGATTTGAAAATTGAAGTTTTGAATTCATTCTACACTTATTACAAATGAGATAAACATCGTTTGTATAATCACTTAATATAGTACTAGTTTCAAGAAGATATAACAGATACAAATTATATATGTTTAAATTCGATAAATACCAGGAACTATCAAACAACAGCAGATTGAATTTGAATGTTGATTTGTCAATATTTTGAATCAATTGATATCCAGAAGAACAAACAATCACTTGAAAATAGTTTATCAACGTATTGATAATCATAACGTTCACAGAACTATATGGATTATTTATTATGAATCTTTTTCTAATATGATCTTCAATAGTTATAAGAAATATCTTTGTTAACGTTATTGTATTTTCCACATGCGAAGGACTTGTCTTTTGATAATCTATTACGATATTGTAGTTTTGTTTTTTATTGCATATTTTGTCAAAAACTATATTATCAAATAATTCTATCACAGAAGTAACATCATATGACGAATTGATTATAGTTTTGTATAGATCTGTAGGTAAAATACCATATAAAATCAATGTCTGCTTTAGGTTGTTTTCAGTAGAAAATAATGAGCAGTGTGTAAAAATTAACTCATCTGAAATATTCATATTCAATGCACGAACCAGAGTTGTATATTCCATAAATGTCAGTTTTGATCCGATGTTCTCAATAAGGTCATTGGGAAGTTTTTCAAACATATTGTTTGTTAATTGAATATATCATTATAATCCATCATCATTTTTTTTAATAAAATAGTACATTTCTACATTTTTTGTCAATTTTATTAGAATACTTTTTATTTTTGTAAAATTTATGAGAAATGTACTATTTTATTGTTGTTATGAGAAAAATAAAAAATTGATTATCTTCTATAGATATAAAAGACATGTCTATATCGTGTAGAAACAATGAAGTCAATACATTCAAAAAAGAATTTTGTAAAAAAATAAACAATTTGAAAATTGATAATACTAATGTCTTTGTTTGTTCAGATGAAATGATGTCACAAAATAAGTTCTTTTCTCAATTCATTGAAGCAGAAGAATTTATTTATAAATATGTAAACATTTTGACACAAAAACAGTTGAATGACATCCTTTATGATTACAATATAAAAATTCAGAATCATCAAAAAGAAATAATTGTAAATATTTTCAAACAAAGTATTGGACTAAACGAATTATACCTACATTGATTTCGCCATCCACAGTATTAAAAAGACCAAAACAGGATATGCCAATCTTACCGTGAATTCTTGAAAATCAGTCAAAACATTATCTGAAATATATTTTGTCATATAATGTGTTCCCAATTTGTAAATTGATATTGCTAGAACTATAACCAACGAAAAGATAACAAGTTTTATAACATCTGGTCTTTTCATTGCCATTCTATCCCAAAATGAATAAGTAGGGTTTCTTCTTTGTACTTGAGCATTTTGTTGAGGAAGTGCATATTCTTGCATGGGATATTCTGATTTAGGAACATAATTGTGCTGTTCTTTTGGTTGAGTGTTTAATTTCAACTTCATAACGGGTTTTTCTTCAGATTTTTCTTCAAATTGATTGTTTGTAGGTGCGTAAGTTTCTTCTTCAAAATCACCATAAGCTTGGTTTAATTCTGTCATATCGTCTATTATTCGCCAATATTTTTTTATATGATAAGAGAAGAATGAAACAGAATTATTATTACATTGCAATATATGCTCTTTTAATATTTTCAACAATTGTCTTATCTTATTACATATATACTCGTCATTATACTCGTGAAGGTTTTGAAACAGAAAAAGAACTCAGTGACTTTCATAAACAAATTGTTGATGATATCAGTTCAGGAAAAATAGATAATGTAACCATATCAAACTTTATCAAAGATGGAAAAGTAACAAAAGATGACTTGGATGTAATTATCAAACATCTTGTTAACAAAGACAATAAAGAATAGTTTTGATGTTATTGAGAATCGTCTGTTTCGACGTCACTTGATGACAGAGTATCGTCGTTTTCACTTGCAGATGATATGGTTTGAAGTTTATTATAAGTATCGTTCACAAATCTGTTGTGTCTTCGATGTTTTCTTCGAATTTTATAAGCAGTAATTGCATTTTTGTTTTCTATACCAGATCGACTAAACTCTTGTTCGATTTTTTTATACGCGTCAATATTATCACGAGAAAAATCATTGTCTTCATCAGAATCACCCTCTTGATCTTCTTGTTTATACATATAATCAATGAAATTTCCTTTGTATTCTGGATTGAGAATTGAATTCTGAAACATTTTTTCTTGAATAGGTTCATAATAATATATCACCAAAACCATTACATGATTCACGCCTTTGAAATCATACAATTCGCCTTTTGATGTTTCAAATCGCATTGTTAATTTCAACAATTTTCCTATAGGATGAAATTCGCGCAGAGGAACTTTCAAGAAAGATGTTTTTTCCTCATTATATCCATAACTGTTTATTCTTATTTTTGCAAGTCCCAGATTATATTTAGTATACGCAAGTGATCGATATAAATGATTTTCAATTTCTGGACAACGTAATAGAATATATTTATCATTGAGTAAATATAACATACCTGGTGAAATTACTTGATGTCTATTGTTACCCCTCTGAGTACTGTGAAACAATTGTTCAAACCCTTTTTGTTTATTATATTCTTTAAAAGTATAATTTTCATTGTTTTTTAATTCATTGTTTGTGAAGTCACCAAACCCTAATACATCTGTTAATGTAGACATTGACATATCTAATACAAATGGTTTATTGGATTCGAAATAAACCTTGTTTGTTAATTCTGCATCAACATCTACACTTTCAAATGTCATATTTATTTGCAATTCAAAAAATATCTGTTTCATTTTTTGAATGAAACTTGAAGTTTTATAATCCCCGGGAGGAATCTCTATATATGAAAATAATGTCTGGTCATAATTTCCATCATCATCTATTATTAAATCATTTGAATCTGATTGAGATATATAATAATACAATTTATTATTATTATAGTCAATATTGTACATGGTTTTTGGTACAGTAACATCTAAAACTTCAATACCTATAACATTTTTAAATGGTTCAGAAAATTCTATAGTATATTCCGAGGGTTTTGGAAATATGGACTTATCTCTTAATGAACTGTCTATCAAAAACGTATATGATTGTTTTTTACTGTTTGCTTTTAAATAATTTATATCTTCTATTGACATTAGAACAAGTATATAAAATAGTATATTCAATCCTTAAATGAAAATGTTTAATGTCTTGATTTTGATTATGATTTCTATTTTGGTATTTTTATCAATTTCTTTTAAAACTCTAGAAAGTTTTGAAGAATCAAATGAAAAGATGAGAGTTCAAACAAGAGGATGTGAAATGCATTTAACAAAAGATCCTGAATTGTGCAATAAACTAGAACCATTTTACAAGTTGGGAAATATTCAGTTACAAGTTGCGATAAATAAAATGAAAAAATTGAGAGATTCTTCATCCAAACAAGCATACAACATATTAAGATATATTCAGTCCAAGAAAAAACAAATTCCTATCAATTCGTGTAAAATAGAAGTTCCTGGATTAAAAGAAATTGATAAAAACGAATTTGATTCGTTTCAATATCCCTTCAAAACAATAACATCCTTTGTTGATTATGATCCTATTTCTTTTAAAGGTTATTGTCTTTTAGACACCAATTATGACACAGACGAGTTATCTGTTAAAATGAAGATTGACAAAGAATATTCGAATATCATTAATTCTGATAACATGCAGATAACATCAAAAGTTAAAGATATTGACGGTGATGATACAACATATGCTGCTCTTGAAATCAGGAGTGATATATACTCACAAATATTAAATAATTCAAAAGAGTTTTGCAAAAAGAACAATAAAAATATTGATATTCCAGACAAAGCAGTTTTTGTGAAAGTCACATGTCATCTCGAAAATATGAGAAAGATATCAGTTAGTAAAGTTGAAATTGTTGAATATGTAAAAAATAAAAACAAATTCGAAAAAATAAAAAAATATGAAGAAAATAAAAAACTTCCTCCAAAAAAAGATAGCAAATCAGAACAAAATTCTAACATTGAAACAGATGAAATTCAAGAAAATGAAACAGATGAAATTCAAGAAAATGAAAAAGATGAAATCCAAGAAAACGAAACAGATGAAATCCGAGAAGAGTTTACTGAAGAAATAAGAAATGAAACAGATCAAACCACATCAGATATCTCAAAAGAATCAGAAAACACAAAACAATCAGATATCTCAAAACAATCAGAAAACTCAAAACAATCAGATATCTCAAAAGAATCAGAAAACACAAAACAATCAGATATCTCAAAACAATCAGAAAACTCAAAACAGTCAGAAAAAGTAATGAAGGAATTTGAGAAGAATTTTTTTGGATTTACATACATCGAAAACAGTTCACTAATCTTTTCTTCTTACAATGTACCTGTTAAAATTTACAACTTTGATTTTGATATTTGCTCAAGTATTCAATCATACACTACAATAGATGAAATAACTGATCCATTAGATGAAAGTAAAAAGTCAAAGATTAAATTGTCCTTTGCAGAAGATTTAAGAATCAGTCCAATTATGATCAAGCAAAATCTCAACATTCCATTCAAAGATGATACCAAAAATATATCAGAATCAGAAGATGTAAAAGTTACTGATAACAAAGATGGTGATATAAAAAAAATGATAGAAGATAAAATCAATAGTATTGAAGATGAAAATAAAGATATTAAAAATAAATTAAAAGAATATGATGAAGCACTTGATAAAACAGCAAAAAACTATGTTAATCTTCAATCATTATGCAAAGAAAATCAAGACACATATAGTAATTGTATAGACAGAGCAAATATTGATTTTGGAAATTTATATAAACTCATAACGATTGCGAAAACAGGATTGAATGATCTTATACAACGAAACATGGCAAACAAAGAGTCTCTTGTGAATGTTTTAGAAGTTATGGAAATTACGAAGTTTACAATTGAAGACATGAACCAAGATATTTTGAACAATACACCAAAACACAATGATGGTTCTTTAAAGAATAAAGGAGTTCCTATTTCAATGCAAAAATTTGCCCCATTTGTATCAAACGATGATTGTTTCTATTTCCAACTTAGTTAATCAGACAATATCATCATTCTCAATGATTTTTGCATTCCAATACTTGGTAATTTTGTTTTGTTTTTATGTTTTAAAATAAAGTCAGTTATATATGTATCATCGTAAGGAAATGTATATTTTTTTAAAAAATCAACAACATGAAGGAGTAAGATTGTTTTAAAAACAATATAACAATACGAGTTTGTTTTTTCCTTCCATTCTCTGTTTCCTTGTTTTTCAATTATTCTTGCAGATTGGCAAATACTATGGTGAATTTCTAAATCATATAATAGTTTATATGGAATTTTTGTTTCAAAAGAAATATATTTTAAAGTTAATATTGTAGCCCATAACTCAACAACTGCTTCGTTTGGAAGAAGTATAGTCTCGTCTGATATGTTAAATGTTTGTTTTAGTTTTTGTATATTATTTTGTGAGAAATTACCATGTATATGGTGACAATGATGCAGAACTTCGTGAAGTAGTACTTTGCTATATTCTTCAATTCTTGTAACAAAAATTTCATTTTTAGTAATATCTGTGAAACCACCATTTATATGTTTTGATGTTATTGTACCTTTTTGAGGAAAATATCGTTTGTATGGAGAACAAATAAAATGTATAACCATAGGTCCATTAATATTAAAAAAAGATCTCGTTATAATAATTCTTTTAATGGTTAAAATCAATTGACTTAAATTTATATGAAGATCTTTACGATAGTACAAATTCATCGTTAGATCATGTTTTGAAATATTGATTATTGTTTGATTCTTACATTTCAGGAAAAAATCTTTTATGTTCTGAGGAACGAAATCATTTTGTAAAGATTGATACACTGAAATATTTGGTTTTTCAATAATCATTTGTGAAATATCCGCACAAGAGTAAATGTCAGTTGTAGAAAGAGAATTGTACATTTTTTCAAGATTCATTATTTTGAAAATCAAAAAACGATTGTGCTTCTTTAATAACAACTGAGATAAAAGAATTGTTTTTCAATTTGAAACTCGCATTCAACATTTTTTGAGATAGTCTTTTTGCAAGAATTTCGGCATTGACGTCTGATATTTTTTCAGATTCGTTGTGCCAATATATTGAACGTATGACAAAGAGTTCTGATACTATTGTCATTATATCATTTCTGAGTTTTTGACATTTATTGTCAAGTTTCCAATCGTTTTCAACCAAATCAAAATATTCCCAGTTTTTATCACCAACGTATCTGTAAGAATTTTTAAACACCTTATAAACAATTATTGAAATATCATAATGTGTAAGGTTACTGTTACATTGATCAATATACGTATAAATTTCGTCATCACTTTTAGTCTGTTTGTCAATGTTCATTTTAAGAAAGAAACAATTTATAAACAATTACTGTCTTTATATAAGGAACATATAAAAATATATAAAATAATTGTAGAGTATTATTAAGTATACGAATATGGATTTAAAAATATTGGATCTGTATTTCAAAAATCATAAATACCCTTTTACAAATCATCACTTGGATAGTTATAGGGAACTTATCAAAACATACATTCCGCGAACAATACAGTCGTTCAATCCAATAACTATGATAAAGTATGCTGATAATCAGGAAATACTGATGAAATGCAATATTTTTGTAGGAGGTAAATCTGGAAGTGAAATATTCATTGATCGCCCAATAACATTTGAGAACGGTGACGCAAAACTAATAACACCAAATGATGCCAGACTTCGGAATTTGACATATGAAACTCATCTATATGCAAATATACTTGTTGAAATTATACACGGAGATAATGAAATTATAGAGAAGAAATTTACAAACGTTGCAATAGGAAGCATTCCTATTATGCTTCACAGTGATATTTGTATATTGAACGGACAAGGTTCAAATGTTTTAAGAAAACTCGGAGAGTGTATCTATGACACAGGAGGATACTTTATAATAGATGGTAAAGAAAAAGTCATTATTGCACAAGAAAGAAATACAACAAATCGTCTTTTAGTTTCAAAATTGAAGGACGACGATATATATAGTTATAAAGGAACAATAAGATGTACAGGAGAATCTGGTGAAACTATGTTATCCGCGAGATCAATAGAACTTTATATTGTTAAGGAGAAAGACTATAATTGTATTGAAGATAACTCCGATGACGAGAATTCAACAAGAAAACAAAACAACCGAATACCCGGAAGCATTCTTGTTAAACTCCCGTCAATAAAAGGAGCAATTCCTCTTGTAGTGTTTTTCAGAGCACTTGGATTAGAAAGTGACAAAGAAATATACGAAAGTATATTTGGTGAAGGATATTCAGATTCAGAAAAAAGATATTTTGACGATTTCATAAGACCTTCTTTTATTGATAACAGAGGAATATTTACACAAGATTCTGCTTTCGATTATCTCAAGCAATTGGTTAAATATAACACAATAAATCATGTGAAAAGTGTTTTTACCACAGATGTTTTTCCAAATATTTCTTTGTATAAAAATAAACCAATATATCTAGGTTATTTGATAAAACAATTATTTAATGTGTCAATGAAAATCACACCAGAGAGTGATAAGGATAGTTACGTTTACAAACGTGTAGATATTAGTGGATATCTTTTAGCAGAATTGTTCCACGAATCTTACATGAAATTGCGAAAGTTTGTTAGAGATAAAATGGATTCTATGTACCATTTTGGTTCATGGAATCAAAAGAGAGATTATGAAAATTTTATCACAAAACATAATATTTATAAACTTATTCCAAATTTGATTATTGCTCAAACGTTTGCCAAATCTTTGAAAGGTATGTGGGGAATCGCTAATGACGAAGATCCTGAATTAGGAAGAGTGCAAGATTTATCACGCATAAGTTATATTGGATTTTTATCGCATTTGCGCAGAGTAAATATGCCCATAGATAGAAGTATCAAAATAACAGGACCACATAAACTACATTGTCAACAATATGGTATAATGTGTCCTTTTGAAACACCCGATGGTGCATCTGTAGGTTATTTAAAAAATCTTGCTTTTTTAACCAAAATTGCATCAGGAACAAGTACATCAAATATCAAAAGATGTTTATTAGACATAGGTATAATTCCTGTTGAAAAGTACTCTTTGTCCTATCACAAAGATATTGCAAAAGTATTCATAAATGGTTCAATATATGGTGTTTCCAAAGATCCATATATGCATACAAGAATATTGAGAGCATACAGACGTAATAGTCTAATAAACAGTTTGATATCTATTTCTTGGAATATTAAATCAAATGAAATCAGAATTCTGACAGAATTTGGAAGACCATGTAGACCATTGCGAATTGCTCACAAACCAACTAGCGTTTTTAATAATTGGTTTGATATGATAAGTGGATCAATTTTAGAATTGACAGATAAGGAAAAGTCTGATGAATTTTATTATCGCAATATTTATATTAATCCAGAAACATTGAATATATTTAAAAATAAATCTTCCGTGGAAATTTTAGAAAAACTTGAAAAAAGTGCCGCTGTAATTGAGTACTTGGATATAGAGGAACAAGATACATGTTTTGTTGCAATGTCAGAAACAGATGTTACACATATGCATACACATATTGAAATACATCCATCGACTATGTTAAGTGTTGTAAGTGCAAATATACCTTTTTCAAATCACAATCAATCTGCTAGAAATGTGTTTCATGCTGCTCAAAGCAAACAAGCTATTGGATTTTATGCAACTAATTTTAACGATAGATTTGATACGATGTCTTATGTTCATCATTATCCCCAAAGACCAATAGTTTCTACTCAATTATCACAGTACACATGCAGTGACAATATGCCAAATGGTTATAATGTTGTTGTTGCAATTATGACATATTCTGGTTTTAACCAAGAAGACAGCATAATGATAAATAAAAATAGTGTAGAAAGAGGTCTTTTTAATTTATCTTACTACAAGTCAATCACAGCTACTGCAAAAGATATATCACAAACAGAAAGAATAGTTTTTGGAAATCCAAAACTATTTGTTAAACGCGGAATCAAAGTGAAAAATATCAAGTTTGCTAATTATTCTCTTTTAGATGAAGAAGGTTTTATTAAAGAAGGTTCTGTTGTTCCAAAAGGACAAAAAGCAGTTGTTGTAGGTATGATAAATATCAGAGACATCTATAAAGAAGTCAAAAAAGGGGTTTTTACAGAAATGGTAAAAGAAACTGTATATTCGGACGTTTCAATAGTGACAGATAATTCCGTATACGGTACTGTAAATAAGGTGTTTGTATCTGATAAAACTGTTGGAAACAATTCCAAGGTTTGTAAAGTTCGTTTTCTTAAAATAAGAAAACCAGAATTCGGAGATAAACATGCTTCTAGACATGGTCAAAAGGGTGTAATTGGTATGATTATTAAAGAAGAAAATATGCCTTTCACTAAAGATGGTATTCGACCAGATATTATTATTAATCCTCATGCTATTCCTTCGAGAATGACAATAGGACATTTGGTCGAATGTGTTTTTTCAAAATTATGTTGTATCAATGGTGTGTTGGGTGATGGTTCTGTTTTTATCCCTTTTGATGAAAACAAGATATACAACAAACTTGGCGAACATGGGTTTAATAGTAATGGTAATGAAATATTATATAATGGTTTTAACGGTCAACAAATTGCAAGTGAAATATTCATTGGTCCTACATTTTATTTTAGATTAAAACATATGGTTGCTGACAAATTAAATGTTAGAGGTCACGATAGAGACAAAAATGAACTTCCAAAGGTTATGTTGACACGACAACCAACTTCCGGAAGAAGAAAAGGAGGTGGTCTTCGTATAGGCGAAATGGAAAGAGATAGTGTTCTGAGTCACGGAACATCATTATTTATAAAAGAAAGTATGATGGAACGATCTGATAAATTTTCATGGTCTGTTTGCAAAAGATGTGGAATTATGTCTATATATAATCCTTCAAAGAAAAACAGAATTATCAAATGTAATTTATGTAAAAAAGATGATATTGCTGTTGTACAAACACCGTATGCGTTCAAACTTTTGACACAAGAATTACAGTGTATGGGAATCGAAATGAGAATTAATACAGATTCTATCGAAGAAGAACATGAAGAATTTATGAATCAGAAAAATCTATTTGAGTATCCTCAAATAAAACAAGAACAAATGATTGGTGGAAATGATTCTTTTTCAGATCAAGACTTTGACGAAGATTTGCCAAATGAGGAAAGCGAAGAAGTTGATGTATCTGAAGACAGTGATTATGATGTACAAAAAGAAGACTTGAAAGATGAAGAATATTACACTTATTCGCCACATGATGATATTCCCGAACAGATGACTAATGATACTAATGATACTAATGATACTAATGATACTAATGATACTAATGATACTAAACAACTGTATATTAATGAAATTATAAAATCAGACTATATTGATGAAAATCAAGACAATTCAGAAGACGAAGATACCTTACAATTTGAAGATGATTCGGATTTAGATGAAAATATATACGAATCTGAAGTTTTAGAAGATGGTCCTGATTTAGATGAAAATATAGAAGAATCTGATGATAATCAAAGTCAAGTAAAAAATGATTTTGGAGATGAAAACGAAAAACTTGAAGTTATAAAATTGGAATAAAATATTTTTTTAATTATATTGAATAGATACAAACAATATGGATATGTTGATTTTGACACTCGTGTTTATTATAGTTTTATGTGTAATATCTGTTATGGTTTACATTCTTTATGACTATAATATGTACAAAACAAATGTTGATAAATCGTTCGATATAGCATCTAATCAGTTCAATGAAAAAATGTCTATTGTTCAAAATAATATTGATAATACAAAAAAACATTTTAGTGAAAAGTTATCGGATATCTCTCGTGTAAATGCTGTTACAGACAGTATTGAAAATTTAAATAAATTAGATTTATCTCTGAAAAACTATTTTAAATTTCGAGATAATGGTGAAGAATTGGTAAATAAAAGATTACACGAGCACATTTTTTCTGGAATTAATCCTAATTTAGAACTATTGACAAAAGTTAATACTACAAATGGATTAATTGTGAAAACACCTGAGTTCTTATATGATGACAGAAACTTAAAGATTTGCGATATAGATAAGAATTGTGTTAGTTTGAATGTGAATTCAAGTGGTTTTAATATAATACCTGATAATATTAACGATTTAACGATCAAATCAAACGACAGAACAGATCTTGTAAACTTTGATCTCAAAAATAAAAAGATATTTTTGGGTGGTTCAGATACACAATCTCCATTGTATATACAAGATGATAATGTGTTTATCAAAGATTTAAACATGACCAGACTTGTTGATAATGTAGAAAAAATAGAAAAATATAAAAGAGTTATAAATAGAAACATATAATTATGGTTTTGTTTTTTGTTTAATCAACTTTTTTTTATGTGATGTCTTTTTAATGGTCTTTTTTACACCAAATGCCAACTTTTGAATTTTTTGAATTGTATCTAATACATTTTGTTTTTTTACTGACTTCATCCTTTATATACGAGAAGAATATAATAAGAGAATATTTATTTTTGATTTTGTACACACTTAGTTTTAAGACGGTTTCATTTTGAAATAACAATCCTTACAAATTTCTGCATCCGATAGTGCTCTGTGTCTTTGTTCGATTTTTTTGTTAAACAAATTCTCGTACAACTCGACCAGTTTTGGACTTTTTTTCAAGTTGAATTTCTTTCTTCCAATTTTCATTGTGCAATTATATCTCAATTTTGTTTGCAATATTTTCAACAAATTTACTTTACTATATCTACAGCATTCTGATGCCACAATGTTCATATCGAACAACATATTATGTGCGACAATCAAATCAACTTCTTGCAAGTCTTTTTCGAATTCATCAAACACGTCACAAATATTTTGACCTTTATCTGCAATTATTTCGTCGGTTATTCCATGAAAATGAGAATTGGACACCAAGAAATTATCTGGTGTTATAATAAATTCTTTTTTCTTGATTATTTCTTGTTTCTCGTTACATATAATATATGCAAGTTCAAGCAATCTCGATTTGTCATAATATTTTGTCTCAACTGGATCATAATATTTATCAAATCCAATAGTTTCAGGAAGTCCTGTTGTTTCAGTGTCAATGAAAAGGATGTTTGACATAGTGATTAATGTTTTTTTATTTTGACAATCATTTTTTATTATTTTGCGACATTTTTTGAATGATGTTCTTCTGCTGCTTTCATTACTTCTTCAAATTCTTTTGACTTTTTATCAAGAGATTTCCACTCCTGGACAACCAAAGCGAATATCTCTTTATTCACTATGCTTTTGTTTTCTTCAGTATACTGTTTTTTCAATTCATACAAACGGTATGTTAGAAATAAGTTATAATTGGTTAATTTTTTAACACCTGTCTTTACCGTTTCTGATTTGTTTTGGATCTCTGGTTTTTCTTCTTCCTTTCCAGAGTGTTCGTCTTCAACATCATCTTCTGAAGTTCGTACCCATACTTTCTTATTATTTTTCATTTGTACTTTCCAAATTAGTTCATCATAACCTTGTTTCCTAAAGTTTAATTCAAAACCTTCTGCGGATAAACCAAAATGTAGAGGCGATTGTTCTTTTCCCGAATATGTCATGGAAGAAATATTAACACAGGGTTTACGAGAAGACATTCTTTATATTCATCAAATAGTTTAACTTTATATTCATTTTTTTGTTTTATTTGAAAGATATGTAAAAAAATGATTATCAAATATCATACAAACCAATAACAAAATGGTGTTTTATCAAACATTGGATGAAATATTTGATTTGCTTTATGCAAAACTAGGGACAACAAACGAATTGACTCAATATAAACAAAAACTTATTTATGCGTATGAAAATGAAGATAAATACAATAGTGAAACTTTATTGAAAAAACTTGTACCTACATACTTTAAAATTGATGAAAACGGTTGTGTTATAACATGTTAAAAAATGTCATTATAAAATAAAGATATGAGTTGTTCTGAAGAAGATTTGGCAATACAAGAACATAATAAAGATGAAAATAGAAATGATGCAATGAATGATATTTTCAACCAAGGATTTATAAGATTTCTTATAACTATTTTTTGCATTTGTATTGCTTTCATATTTTTTTACATTGTATTTTCAATATTTAAAGTGGGATTACCTGTGTTTGTTTTTGTGAAAAATCCCATTTTTCAACCAGCATTAGAAATTACAAACACTGTTTTTTATTACCTATTTCTTCTTTCAATATTGATCGGAGGTATGTTATTTGCAGTTTTCCATGTTCTTTATTCAATTTATAAACAAATTTCCCCTATTCCCATTATAGGATGGATAATAGGTGGTATTTGGCCATTTCCTGATTGCAACGAATCTGGATTATTTAGATATTTCGACGATCTTTATGCTGCTTTTGGTTATCAAAATCCATTCAAACGCCAATCATATGTAACAGTAGAATTTCTGAGAGAATATTTCAGAAGACTTTTTGGTGTTGTAACCGGCGAAGGAGATTTAGAAGTAAATGAAGAATTTGTAACAGCAACTGCAGAACTCATTGTTGAAAAAGATTGTGGATATGCTATTTGTGAAGAAAGATTGGCAAATCTTAGAAAAATTGTTTCAGAATCTTCGCCACTTATTAAAGTTAATATGGTGCAAAAACCAGGAAAACCTCCCATGACAGATATGGAACGAATCAAAGTAAATGATTGTATTCGTCAAAATACAGTAAAAATCACAGATGATACAGATACTATTACAAGATTGAAATTATTGTTCTCAAATGAAATTGAAAAACAAAATTGTTATACCGAATTTACAAATCAGAGCGACGGAGTATGTAAAACCAAATTATTAAACCCTATTGACAAAACAGGAACAGTGTCATTACAATGTGCTACAGATTCTGTGTATAATAATACCAGCAATTTCTTTGTAAATTTCAACTACTAATAAGTGTAAAATAAAATATACTATTCATATAAGATCGATATGTTTGAATCAATCAAAATACCTTTGTATCAAGTATATGATGCTTTCAAACAAAGTTTTAATCCTTACGAACTTGCATTAAATATAATATTTATACTGATTGTTTCAGTATTGTCAATGATATTTTATTGGGATTCTATAAATAGTCGTGTTTCGGCAACATCTCGATGTAAGCGCCAAATGGATATTTATAACAAAAATAAAGGAGAACATATTGTTCAAGCAAAAGATATATCCAATAATCCATTGTATAAAATAACTTATGATACTGTTCAAAATAATACAAATGTAGAATGTTCTTGTAAATCAGGAAAATATGTAAATTACTTCAATAATATTCCTATCAGAGATGTTAAGAAAAATCAAGATGTTAAAATTGATAAAATTTGTTCATGTGACCAATATTATAACATAGGGATGACAAGTGAAAATGTTTTGTACGATGGTGAACCTGGAATTTTAAGATATATGACCACTTCTGATACAGATTTTTTTGATAATTTAGTTTATGCGTCGTATAGTTTATAGTTCAAATGTTTGTTTCAACAATGTCTCTAGTTCATTAATTGAGTTTTTGGATTTTATTTTTGGATATTGGATATCAAATTCTATGAACATATTTCCCATATTTGTTGTATTCATTATTGGCATACCTTTTCCAGAAATCATGTATTTCTTTCCAGGATAAACAACTCCAAACATGTTTGTATTCAATTCCATCTTATCGTCAAAATATGGAATTGTAATGTCGCATCCAGTAATTGATTTTACAAATGGAATAGTTTGTTTGTAATAAAGATCATTACCCTGTCTTTTCAAAATGTTATCGTCTTGTATTTTAATATCAAGTTGTAAATCTCCCGCTTTTTGATTTGCATGTTTAGGTTGTTCTCCCATATTCGGAAAATTAAGTTTATGACCATTTTGGACTCCTTTCGGAATCTTCAAATTCGTTGCAATCTCCTTTTTATATGATCCTTGACCGTTGCATTTATCACATTCTTTATTTTCTTTCAACGAATAACCATCTCCCCTGCATTTATCACATGGTCCGGTGAATATTTGAGTGAAAACACCCAAACTCTTGACTTGTTTTATCGTACCCTTTCCATTGCAATTTACACATTTGTGCATACACGAATGACAAAATTTTTGAACTTGAATATTTATATTTTTATCAACACCATTAAAAGCATCATATAATGATATATTAATTTGTTTTCTCATCGACTTACATTCATTATTTGAATACTCTTCTTCGTCTTCAAATCCACCAAATCCGCCTCTACCAAATGGATGTCTGTTTCTTCCTCCGAAAAAATGTTCGAATATATCTTGATTCATACCGTGTCTTCCATGATGTCCACTGTCACCGTTATTAAATTGTTCGTCTCCTGTTTGATCATAAGTTCTTCTCTTATTGTCGTCAGATAATACTTCGTATGCATTTGTAATTTCTTTGAACTTATTTTCGTTTTCTACATTTCCTTTGTTCTTATCGGGGTGAAATTCCATTGCAAGTTTGTGATATGCCTTCTTGATATCACCTTTTCCAGGATTTGAATTTTTGTTTAATCCCAACAATGAGTACAGTTTGAAAGTCATTATTATTCATATATCTTTGTCATTACTTTATATCATTTACAGACCGATGAAAGATTTTTTGTGTATTTTGATTCACTACGGACATTTAAGAAGATTTCTGACAAGACATTCTTGTAGTACGATGCAGTGTATTGTATTTGTTGAAAATAACAATATCTTCTTGATACTTATCATTCAAGTACTCGTGTGCAATTGATGATAAATCGTTGTTTCCAATCGAAGGAACAGCATTCTCGTGCGGAATATTGAACTCGACAGAATTGTTCACCGAATCAAAGAGATATTGTAGGTCACCTGAAAGTTCGTGAAACAGTGCAACACGAGGACAACAGCACCTGTTCAACCAAATGAACTGCGATGCGTATGTCCACTTGTCGTCGAGATGTATGTTCCCCACCTTGTGAGAAACGTTCTTAACCTCGCTACACACAAGTTCATGGTGTAGATGATTGGTATCGGCAAGTGCCTCTGCCCATGTGCTCGGATCCAAAAGATCTTTTTCCTCAAACTCATAGAATTTGTCAACATCTCCGTCAGAATCATTCTTCATATACGACAGGGAATATCGCACAGCAGAGCAGAATCTGTCTTTTGGTTCTCGAAGTATAATGAGTTGTTCTCCTTTCAGAGCAAGAGGATCAGCACTGTGACCATGATAAGAAAGGAAAGAACTTGGAAGATTTGGGATACACAGTTCCTTCATGGATGTTCCGGCGTTCTTCGGAATGTGAACAAAGTCGATCATCTCCATCCTGTTTAAAGTAACACGAGATTCTTGACACACGTTTGACAAGTTTTCAAAGTTTCTTATCAATTTTTTGCCACTTATTGAAAAACTAATGAAATTTCTATTCCTAAATTTAATTAATGAGCAATCTGTTTGCTTTATCGTGTGCTTTTTGGATTGCTAAGTTCTGTCTTTTTAAACGTTCTTGTCTTTCAAATTCTTTTTCTTCTTCTAATATCTTATTTTTTTCTATTCTCTGTTTTTCTTTCGTAGTGAGTTCTTTTTTTGCTTTAGTTTCACGGTATTTTTCAAATTCTTGAATAGATTTGAATTGTTTTCTGTTTTTCAATTCTTCTGGATTTGCTAATCTTTGACCATTATACGCTTGCATATAGTCAGTATATTGAAGAGATGTTTTTTCAAATCCACTGCTGTAATTATCAGGTCTTTTTGATCCTATTTCGGTAAATTGAAGATTTTTGACTAATGTCTGTGGTTCGGGTTCTTTATATTTTGTAATTTCTTTAGAAACAGGTACATTCTTATTAAATATTTCATTAAATGTATTATTGTTTACTTTACTGCTTTTAAAAATATTGTTTACAGGTATGTCTTCTCTTGATTTTGAAGAATCTACCATCATTTTCCCATATCCATACTCTATTTCCTCGTCATAGTATTTACATTCGTCAAATGCTTTATTAAATCTTTGTTCAAATGGTTCGTTATTATTTAAAACACTTGATGGATGTGGTGTGTCAGTTGATACAATTTTATCAAAGTAATTTGTTGATTCTGTTTTGAGATCTGTATGTGATTTGTTGTCTGTTCTTGCCTTATATTCTGTTGCCAATGTCTTAAAACAACTAGTTACAAAGTCAAATATCAACTTATTTCCACCCTTTTTATCAGGATGTGTTTTTAATGCTGCTTCCCTATATGCTGTTTTTAATTGATTCCATGTAAAGTTTTTAGGAACATTAAGAACTTGATAGGGATCAAGAGAAGCAATATCAATATCTGATTTCTTATTGTTCATTTCTTCATAATACTGTTCGTAAGATTGTTGTTTTCCTGAAGCATTACCCATATGTAAGTAGTAATTTCTATTTATTTATATGGATTTTCAAAAAAAGTACATGTATGATGAAATTTTTACAAGATAATAGATTATACCAATCAAAATACTTCAAATTTTTCACTGAACGAAGTGTAAACAAAAACATTATATAATTATATAAATAGAATAGATATGGAAAAGAATGGAAAAGAATGCAAATCTATTTGTAAAAATGATCAAGAATGTAATAAACTAACTGGGAGATGTAAAAAAATATCTGTTCGTGTTGTTCAACCTGTTAAGAAATCACCACAACCTGTTAAGAAATCACCACAACCTGTTAAGAAATCACAACAACCTGTTAAGAAATCACCACAACCTGTGAAGAAATCACCACAACCTGTTAAGAAATCACCACAACCTGTGAAGAAATCACCACAACCTGTTAAGAAATCACCGCAAGATGAAATAAATGGAAAGAAAAAGAAACCATGTAAAGAAGACTGTTCAAAATATAGAAATCATAAAGGAATATCAAGAGAATGCAACTATGATACAGGAAGATGTAAATTAATTCAACCAACAAAGGTAATATTAACTGAAAAAGATTGCAATAATAATGAACAACTCAACTATAATAAAACAAAATGTATTGCAATACCTTATAAGGAAAGATATGAAAAATTTTCAAAATATAAAGTATATTTTGAAGTAGCGCAAAAAGATATTCAAAAGGCAAAGAAACTTGGTGCAGAATGGGATACAGAAAAGGAAAAGATGTTTTACACTGAAACAATGTCTCTTGGGAATATTTACAAATTGAATTATATATCATTGAAAAAACCAGAAAAAAAATATTTAAGTAATGAACAGGTTCCTTATGCGTTTAAATCATATGCAAAATCAGCTGGTGCATTTTGGGATCCCAAAGAGAAGAAATGGTATTACTTTAATAATTTACCAGAATATAATAGAAATATGTTAGAATACGCCGATTGGAAGCATTTTAATTACAGAATGACATATGAAGGCATGTATTAACTACTAGTCTTTCAATACGTATTTTTGGAATTTTTTATTAGATCTTTTATTTTTTTTAGAATTTTTAAGTATTTGTTATTATCTGATTTGCTATATATAATAAGCAATTTATTTTTGACGAATTTATACTTTTCTTCATGTTTTATATCTTCTAATATTTTTAATTGATTATCATCGCAATACAACAAAAGAACTTCGGTATTGTCTTGGATAAGTTCTGAAGAAAGCGAACCAATATCTTTTTCTTTCCATGCATCATTTTCAAATATTTTGCATTTGTTTTCAATAGTATACTGTATATTATTGTTTTCAGGAAACTCTTCGTCAAAGTGTTTCTTTTGTATATACAATGGAATTGTATTTTCTCCACTTGTTAAAATTTTTAAAATGTCATTGTGTGTAATATGATCTACTCTTTCCGAACCTAAGTTGTTTATAATTATTTGATTATTATTTGTAAAGGTATTATTGGTTGTTATATTATTTACATTATTTATATTATTATTTATATTAGTTATATTCTGAACTTTGGGAGTTCTTGCATGAACAATACTTCTCGCTTTACACTTATCCATTTTAATATGTCTTGACTTTGCAGCTCTTGTTGTAAAAGAAGTCATACATCTTGAACAAGTTAGTTCATCTACACCTTTGCATTTAATTTGATGATTTAATAAATGTTTTTTAGTTTTGTAAACTTTATTACACTTAGGACATACATTTTGTTCGATTGGGTTAACATTTTGTTCATTTGGGCTAACATTTTGTTCATTTGGGCTAACATTTTGTATTTTTGGGCTAACATTTTGTACATTTTTTGGATTTTTGTTAATTTCAACTTGTTTATTATGTTTGTTATCATAATGACGTTGTAGATTATATTTTCTATTTGAAAAGTAGTTACATTTTTTACAATGAAACATAATAGTTTTTGAGTATTACTCGTTATATATATATTATAGTAACATATTAATTATTTATATACTCCCTCGTGAGACCATATTTTACTCATTTTAGTACCCTCTCTCCCCCCCTCTGTTCTATGACTTCTAAGAAAATGTCTTTTTTTCGTTTTATAAATATTATTATATTTTGAAAAGATTTTATCAAAAGGTTTCTTTAAAACATTGATTTCATTTACCTGATATGATAAGAACATAATAATATAAAACAACAGAAGGATTACCATTTAATAAATTAAAAGATTCAACTCCAGGATATAAATAAATGTTATAAAAATAACCAAAAAGGTAAATATTGAAAAACAATCAGAATAAGTTTTATTTCCACATGGACATATTTTAAAAATTTCAGAATTTATAAAGGAATGCAAAAAGAGTACATTTCTTAATTATTTTTGAAATTTTCTTAACTTTTAAAAAACATTAGAAAAATAATAGAAATGTACTCTTTTCGATCTTTTTGTATGGTTTATTATTATTTCAACAAATAATAATTATAACATAATTCATATTTAATATAATCTATATTCTTTTCAATACCACATTTTTCACAAGTTCTTCCAGATTTTTCTTTTTGTAAAAACTTTTTAATACAACAATTACCTAATGTTAAAATTAGATTTCCATCAGTTATATAACAATTTTCACTTATTTTATGACCACAAATACATTTTGTTTTTTATCAGGTAGTTTTGTATCATTAAATATTAATTTGTAATAGTTTAAATGTCTTGTATTATCACAGCCACAATAACGAAAATTATGGTTTATAATATCTTCTCGTGTTAAATTATAATTCTTTAATCCTTCAATAAATTTCTTTGTTAATTCAATTGACATTGATATAATTTTACTATAAAAATTTTGATATCATTTTTTAATAACTTCTTTCAACTTGTTCTTCTTATTTAGATAAACCGTCTTCCTATATTCTTTCAATTTTCAGGGTGTACTCTCTTTTTTAATTTTGAACAAATTTTATAACCTCCTTTATTTTTGATAGAACAGTATTATACTTCTCATTATCTGTTTTATTGTATATAATAAACAATTTATTTCGTATGTGATCATATTTGTTAGTATCGTGGATCTCGTTCAAGAGTTTTATTTCATTGTTGTCACAATACATGAGAAGCACTTCAGTATTGTTTTTCATAAGATTGGTAGACAGTAGACCTATATCCTTTTCTTGCCAACAATTGTCTTCCAATACTTGACATTTGTTATCATTTGTATATTTAATATTATTATTTTCTGGAAAGTTTTTGTCAAAATGTTTCTTCTTGATATACAACGGAACGGTATTTGTTCCAGATTGTAACATCTTCATAATATCTTCATGTGAAATATGATCTATTCTTTCAGATCCAAAGTTGTTGATAATAATCTGATTGTTGTTTATAGTTTCAGCATTCTGAATATTATTTGTTGTGTTATTTGTTATTTTTTGAATATTTGGTGTTCTGGCATGTAAAATACTTCTAGCCTTACATCTATCTGCTTTTATATGCCTGTTTTTATTATTTCTATGTGTAAAAGAAATCATACACTTTGGACAAGTTAGATTATCAACCTTTCTACATTTCAATTCATGGGGTTTTAAATGTTTTAAGGTTTTATAAATTTTGTTACATTTTTTGCAAAAGAATTCATTAAGGATGTCATTTTGTCTATTTGGGATGTCATTTTGTCTATTTGGGATGTCATTTTGTCTATTTGGGATGTCATTTTGTTCATTTTTAGAAAGTTGATTATTTTGGTTATTTTGTAAATGTTTGCGACCGATATGTTTTTGTAAATTGTATTTTCTATCTGAAAAATAAACACAGTATTCGCATTTAAATATAGTCATTTACTACTTTTTCACAACCTTCTTTATAGTATGGTTATAAATTAATAACTTTAAATACTACACAACAACACCATAATTACTACTTTTTGACCCCCCTCTCTCCCCCTTCTTCTCTAAAAGAAAAACAAAAATAAAGAAAGTTTTTGATTTTAGTTCACAAATTATTGAAGTTTTTTCCACCATACTTGACCATTTCAAACGAGTTTTGAAGAGATATTAATTAGAATTCATATAGATTATAAATACCTGAACACGCAATTTTTCGCACTTTAACAAAATCCTCGAAAAATAAATGAAATAAGTTTATAGCAGTGCAAAGTGTTATTATATCAACAAATATAAAAAAACAAGGAATCATTTTTTGATTTTCGATTATTTAATCATTCAAATAATCGTTACTGCTCAAATCCATGATAAAAATCTGCGAATGTACTTTCTATCACCATGTCCACCGTTTCACTTGCTAATAGATAAAGATTATCACAAATTATGACAAGATTAAACTGTAAACCCTAAAGATTGTTGTCAATCATGACAAACATGTTGCGAATAAATTCGCGCTCATCGAGAGTGGCAAGATCATTAAGTTGCGACTTGACAACTGCAAAATCATTTGGGATATTGTGCTTGTCCGATGGAATATTCATCTCATCTGCGTAACGGATACACATAGTATGGTAAGCCGATACAACTCTTTTGCGAAACACCACTGCCTTCCTGTACCTGTTATCTTTGGAATACAAGCCAATGTACATACAGTTGTAAATAGTGATACGCTTCCCGTCTTCAATACGCTTCAGAAGATATTTCGCTTTGTCTTCGGGAATAGATAGAAGAGGTACGGGAGACTTGGTGTCATCTCCACC